AAGCCTGAATAACGCTTGACTTTTTAGCACTGCCAGCCTGGACAGGGTTTTCCACACTATCTGTGGATAACCCTGTTTACAACCACTAGAAAACGTCCCGCAATCGCCATGAACAGTGACCCAGCCTTAAATTGATCATTTTTTAACCTAACGTAAGACACTGATTTTAAACAAATTAAGCTAAACAGCTGATTTTTTGCGTCATATTTATGTGGCTGTGCACAACCCCTTTCACAAAGATGCAAAAGTGGACAAGTCAAGCACAATATTGACAAAAAACGCGTGAAATAGACGCAAGTTCTAAATGGCGGGAATGCAAAAAGAGCAAGTGAGGAAACTCATTGCTATTTGCTAATCAGAATATTTTGAGGAAGCAGACAAAACGAGGTGGCGTCCCATAAGGGGTTCGAACCCTTGTTACCGCCGTGAAAGGGCGGTGTCCTAGACCACTAGACGAATGGGACGTATCTGACCTGAAAAGCCTTCGACAGTGCACTATCAGCTTAACTGATATTGGTGGAGCCTAGCGGGATCGAACCGCTGACCTCAACACTGCCAGTGTTGCGCTCTCCCAGCTGAGCTAAGGCCCCACATGTCTTGAAGACGGAGCGTATACTACTGATTCGCCTGATCTTCGTCAAGCCTGTTTATCGAAGAAAACGCCGCGCTCTCACGCTAAGATCGCGCGGCGCTCTTCTCAATCACCAGTGACGATGATTATTTACAGATCGCGGTACTCTTTTTCAAACCGCTTCGCCTGCTTTTTGGACACGCCACCCAATACGGCAATCGCATGGCGAAGCCGTGCACGCGTCACGTCAGAGCCAAGAATAGCCATCGCATCCATCACCGAGGTGCTTGAGGTGCCAGGAAGGCCTTCATTTTTAGCTCAAAGTACTCTGCCAGACTTTTGACTTCCTCCAGCAACGCTTCTTTATGCCAAGCAGAGACGCCTTCAAAGCGCCATACCAGGAACTGCAGCAGCTTCACTAGCTCTTCGTTGTCCAGCTTCACGCTGTCAAAATCATCTTTAGTGATTGTGGGCAAGCCAGAGAAAAAGTGGCCCGCCAGCGGAACAACCTGGGAGAGCGTTTCTACCCGAGGGCGGACTTGCGGCAAAATCTGCTTCACGTAGGCATCATTGAACGCCCACTCACGCAGCGCCTGCAGCAGTGCGTCGTCGTCCAAGTCTTCACGGATATAAACACCGTTCAACCACGTCAATTTCTCTAGGTCGAACACGGGCCCGCCGAGTGAGACACGCTGAATATCAAATTCTGCCATCATCTCTGACAAGCTGAATTTTTCACGCTCATCAGGCATCGACCAACCCATACGGCCCAGGTAATTGGTCACGGCCTGGGGTAAAAAGCCCATGCGGCGATAGTAATTGATCGACGTTGGGTTTTTACGCTTGGAGAGCTTGGACTTATCCGGGTTACGCAGCAGCGGCATATGGCAAAGCTGCGGCATTTCCCAACCAAAGTACTCATACAGCAGTTGATGCTTCGGCGCGGAATTGATCCACTCTTCACCACGCAGCACGTGGGTAATGCCCATTAAATGATCGTCCACCACGTTAGCTAAGTGGTACGTAGGCATACCATCTGATTTCATCAGAATCTGAGCATCAACCTGCGCCCAATCCACTTCAATCGTACCGCGCAGCATATCGCTAACCACGCACACGCCTTCGCTGGGCACGTTCATACGAATCACATAGGGCCAGCTTTCCTGCTCACGACGTGATTGCTCTTCTGCGTCCAGGGCTAAATCAGTTGGCTTCAATGCCAAATGCAGGCCTGCCTCTTTGCGTGACTCGCGCAGCTCATCAAGCTCTTCGCTGGTGCGGTAACACTTAAAGGCATGCCCGGCGTCTAGCAACTGCTGGGCATACTTCGCATAAATATCGCCCCTCTCGCTTTGCCGATACGGCCCGTGGGGACCACCTACATCCGGGCCTTCATCCCACTCAAGCCCCAACCAACGCAATGAGTCGAGAATCATCTGCTCTGACTCAGGAGTGGAGCGTACTTGATCGGTGTCTTCAATACGCAAAATGAACTGACCGCCGTGCTGGCGAGCAAAGCAGAGATTAAACAGTGCAATATAGGCCGTGCCTACATGAGGGTCTCCAGTAGGAGAAGGCGCGATACGAGTACGTACGGTCATCAACAGTTCCCTTTAGCAGTTAAGCGTGGCGCCATTATACGCACCCTAAGAACAACCAACAGCATTGGAAAGGGAACGAGTTTGACTTAAAAGCGTCTGATCGAAAGCTCTCAGAACATAGATAGGAAGATGCGCGTTAAAGCACAATCGCTTAGTATGGTGTAGTACCTATGATTCGTGTTCATAAATGAGAATGGGTTGCACCTTTCTCTGCATGATCAGAGCGCCGTCTTAACGGGCGGAAGTACATTCAACGAGCTGATTTAGCTCATCGATAGGAAAATGAAATGGAATCGCTAGGCTCACGTATCAAGCAACTGCGGCTTAGGGCCAAGCTCAACAAAGCTGCCCTTGCTCGTAAAGTTGGCGTGTCAGATGTCACCATTTCTTACTGGGAGTCCGGGGCGATCAAACAGATCGGCCACGAGCGCTTAGTGGCGCTCGCCGATGCCCTTGATTGCTCGCTGGCGACCCTTTTGGAAGGTGACAGTGCGCCTCAACTGTTGACCCTGACCCATACTGGTCCCCTCCCCTGGGAACAGGTTCAGGCAACGACCATTACCGTACCGCATCATCTGCCGTTGAAGATTGACTGGAAAGCACCTTGCGTGATGGCCACCCCTGGCAAAGAAACGGATTTTTCACCAGTAGCCTCTGGTGATTTGCTGTTGCTTGGCCCAACGCATGTGTTTCATAAAGCAGGCCACTATCTCATCCAGCGTGATGGCCGATTTGTCATTGAGCACTTCTCCAAAGCGCCCACTGACACCTCGATTCATGCGGTGTTGTTAGCACACTGGTGTCCTGCCTAAAGCATCTACCTCCCCATCCCTACTTGTCCTCAATAACGTCCACCTGGTCGCGGGTCCGTCTTGGTTCACTGCCTACCAAGAAACGGCGCGAGTAGGTGGCTACCTGCCCTAACCCATGGCGGGACTGGCTGATGAGCTCTCCCGCCAAGTATTCACCCTGGGTACCAATGCGCGCCTGCACGCTTTCTGGCTGAACGGCAGCCTCACCTAACTGCACGGTGACAAGATAATTGCCATCCGGTAAGCCACTGCCAGAGCCTAGTGGGCCAGCTTCAAATTTACCATTCACCACACGTGTACGCTCTTGCCAGCGTACGCGGCTAATTTCTCGCTCTACCACTACTTGTAGCTGGGCATCATTTGGCAGATTGGTTTCGCCTTCCACCATCAAACGCCGGTCTGGACGTAAAAAAGCAGCGGTTGAAATCATTACATTGAGCGGCTCAACCTGTTGTGCAGGCGGCTCAGGTTCAGAAGCACGCTCTTCGGCCACTGAGTGTGGCTGGTGTTGTGCGACCTCTTCCTCAGGCCCACTACAGCCGTACAACAGCAGGGTACCCACTAGCGCCACGCCAACATAACCTAGCGTTTTCCCCATAATGACTCCTCATCTTCTGTAATAGGCGTAATGCTGCCTCTCTCGGGCTCTCACCATACCGCTTTTGACCACAAAATACGCAAAGTGATGCAGGGGTTTATAAGAGCTGATGAGGGCTGCGCGATAATTGAGACAGACCCCTCACCCCTTCTTAGAGACGCCATGCCTCTCCAAGGGGTCCACAGTGTTAGGACCTCAACGGTCGTACAGAGATAGCTTAGCTTTGTACTGTTCATAGCTTCTTGCGTACAATCGCACGTCAACGATGCCCCTTCGAATACATAGCCATGGTGCACCACCGCTTTTCGCTACACGGCAAGAAACTTGCTATTGGTACATTAGTGGTACATAGAGCATGACTTATAGATAGCATCTTATGATGCAAGTGATTGATATGAAGAAACAAAGCCCAGCAGACATGGCACGCCGATTCTCCGTCGCCCCTATGATGGATTAGACCGAACCCCCGCCGTTAAGCCTCCCGTTCAGAACAAGTACCAAATTTGTGCCAACAAAATAGCGCTTTTGCTCTATTCGCCTATTGCTTACAGATATGCGTGTGACGCGTGTGCGTGCGCATCATGCGTGAAGGCTACACCAGAATGTTTGGGGGGCTCGGAAAAAGGTAATAAAGGTAACCAATCTCAGAAATATGACCTAAGCCATTGAAAATAATTAAATTAAAACAGGCGTTCAAAAGGTAATAAAAAGGTGATCAATAGGTAACCACATTACCTTTTAAAAAGGTGAATTGAGCATTTTATAAAACCTATTAATATCAATAACTTAAACAAAGATTACCTTTTGCATCACCTTTTATTACCTTTTAGAGGTAATCTATAAGTCATTTAAAATCAGTTAGTTAGGATCAAAAAAGAGCCTGATCACCTAGATTACCTTTTCCCGACACCCCCCATGCTTCTTAGAACTCCACCTCATGGCTGTGTCACTCCACCTGCTGTGTGAAGAAATTCGCATGATTCCGCATGAAAATAGGCGTATGAAATTTGGCTGTAAGCCCTAGTGACGGCGCGGCTTAGCGGCATGTGCATGGGTGCATAAAAACACACAGGTTTAGCGCGCAGGCGGGGCGGGGAGTCGATGGCGCGCCAGGGGGTGCGGGCGGCTTGATTGACAGCTGGGGGCGGTGCCGCTAGTCTTAGCCCCAAGAGTGTAGTAGCTTGATGACTGCCGGATCTCCGCGCCCGATAGACGTGGTTTTTTTATGCCTGCTTTTTCTGGGTAACCCAGCCAGTTTTTATGGCCGGGAGGGTGACGGATACAATACCCGCAAGGGGAAGAAGTCACACCGTGCAGTCACGGCTACTAACCTCCCGGCCACCTCATTCGTGGTGGTCAACCGTTTAGTAGCGGAGACTGTTTATGTCAGCCCACATCATTCCTTTCCAGTTCGATACCCAAGAAGTCCGCACGCTGTTGATTGACGAACAGCCGTGGTTTTTTGCCATGGATGTATGCGCTGCGCTGGATCTGCGTGACACCAACAAAGCGCTGATCGGGTTGGACGACGACGAGAAACGTAAACACGAACAGTATTCGGGTTCGGGTAGAAAACCCATACTAATCAATGAGTCTGGTCTGTATTCCCTGATACTACGCAGCCGTAAAACCGAGGCACGCCGGTTCAAGAAGTGGGTGACCGCCGAGGTGCTGCCCGCTATCCGCAAGTATGGCTACTACGATATTTCTTCGACCACTATCGGTACCGATGGCCTGCATATCCTGCATGAATTGATTGGCAAAAAGCTCAAACGTTTGCCGAGCGCCCAACAGCGCCAAGCGCGTTCCCAGCTATGGGGATTGGTACACACACGCTTCAACGTGCCCAGGGCCGAACTGATCCCAGCCGATGAGTTAAACAACGCCTGCAACTTTATTGCCGCCTGTGCCCCACATCCCGCCATACCCACCGCCAGCCCGCTGGACAGCAGCGACTGCACCAACCTGTATGCCCTGTGCCACCATATGCAGGCGTTGCGGCAGCTTGACCGCCAGTACCATCTTTACGAGGCGCTTAGCCAGCTAGGTTCCCCGGCAGGCAAAGCGATGTACAGCCACATGGTAGACGGTGCCGCGATTGCGGGCCGCTACCTTGAGCGCCTACAGCAGCAAGTCCACTAATCGATTGTTAGCAAAGGAGAAACCCATGAACGATATGATGATTCCGGTGTTTCAGTCGGAGGAGGCGCTGCTGTGCAACGCCCGTGACCTGCATGAGTTTTTGGAAGTAGGCAGGCGATTCACGACTTGGATTCAAGAGCGAATCGAACAGTATGGATTTGAAGAAGGATTAGATTTCCTAGTCTTAGAAATGGTGCCTGGAAAAGGCCACAAAACCTCCTCCCAAAATGGGGAAGCCCTGAAATCAATCACTTACGCTGAAAACTTCGGCCAGCAGGGTCGTATTGAGTACCACCTGACGATTGGAATGGCCAAAGAACTGGCGATGATCGAAAACAACGCCATGGGCCGCAAGGTGCGGCGCTACTTTATCCAGCGTGAACGGCAAGCCGTGGCGCTGTTAAAGCAGCAGGCGACTGAGGTGCAGCCACTGGAACAGGTGCGGAAGCGCATCAAGGACACGCCGAAGTTCCGCTACCTGCTCATTTTGCAGGAACAAAGCCGCACCCTAGCGCGGGAGCTTGCCAGGAACGAAGACCCACGGGAGCGGTTCAACCTGCACTGCGCTCTGCGGCAGGTGAATGATGCGATTGGCCTGCCCACTGAACCATTAGAGGTGTGGAACGCCACACACCTCCCACCGGCACCGCCACAGATTGCTTCCACCTAACGAAAGCGCCGCCCCATTGGGCGGCGTTTTTGGTTGGATGTGTGGTTAATGAATCGGGGCAGCGGGTGGCTCGCTAGCAGAAGCCAACGAATACTCCCGAAACCGAATCACCTCCTCCCCCAGCACGTCGTTAATCTCACTGAACACCGCCTGCACAGGCTCAAGCTCGTTGGTGACGAACACCTTGGCGGCTTTCTCCACGTCGCCAAACCCACCGGTGTTGTTGGGAATAATACCCATCAGCTGCGGCGGAATGCGGTGGCCGGCGAGCTGATCATCGCGGGTGATGTTCTTGATCGCGGCGAAGTCGTCCTTGGCGGCCACCTCGCTGATCGGGATGATCTGGATGCCGTCTTTTTTGCCGTTGGGGCTGTACAGGAACAGGTTGCGGAAGTTGCCCACGCCCTTCGACTCTTTCAGCGCGGTGCGCATGGCGTCGATGTCCTCCTGGTTGTGGGCCGGGTCAGAAACGTACATCACGAACCCCGCGTGAGAGCCGTTCAGGTAGTACTTGCGCCGGAACAGCGTGGCGTTCTCGTTCAGGAAAATCGACTGCAGCGCGCCCAGGTAATCCGGCACGCCGTACACCTCCTGGTTAATATCCGGCTCCAACAGGTGGATGATGCTGCCCTCATCGAACTCGCTACGCTCTGACCAGTTGGGCACCCAGAAATAACGTTTGAGATCCGCCCCACGGCGAACGTATTTCGCCCGCGCAGGCTTCAAGGCCAGCAACCTCCCCAAGCGGCCGAAGATCTGCTCCAGGTAGCAGTTGCCAAACACCAGGTAGTCGGTGGCCAGCGCGCTAAACGCCTGGCGGCTGAGTAGCGGGTGAGGAATGAATGAGCGCACCAGGATATTGCGCTTCACCTGAATGGCCGAGCCGTGGTGCGCCGTGGCCCGGTAAGTCTGGGCCAGCGCGGGAAAATCCACCGGCGGCTCGTACCACTCATTGCCCAGCATCCAGCAGCCGGTATAGAAAAAATCATAACCATCAATTACCGGCGTCGGCTCGCCGAAGCTGAACGCCTCCGCTTTGGCAGGCGCGGCCGTGGTCTCGGTGTCTGTCACGTAAGCGGGCACGCGCACCCGTGGCTTTGCTGCCGCGTCGCTCATCCGTACATCTCCATTAGGGAACGGCCCGTGCCATGGTCGGCGGGGCCATCAAGAGGCTCATTGTGTAAGGCGTGCATGGTCGCCCACGCCAGGTCAGCGTGGCCGGTTTGGTTGTTGCGCCCTGCGGTGTAGGTCATCTGACGTCCGGAGGCGGTCAGCTCCCGGCGGATCGCCATAAACGACTGGGCGAGATCCACCCAGCCAGCGTCAAATTCAAGCCGCCCTTTATTGATGATCTGCTGCGCCTGCATCACCAGGCGCGACTTCATTTCAGGCGTATAGCGGTAGCGGGTCACGGTGGGGAAAAACTTCGCCACCAGCTGGGCCACGGCTTCACCGAGGCCCGAGGTATCGATGCCGATAAAGGTCACGTTATAGCGGTGGGTTACGCTGCGGATAAACTCTGACTGGGCCTCATAGTCGCGGCCCTTCAAGCGGTGGCGCTCCAGAATGCGGTGCTTACTTTCGGAGGTTTTTGACGGTGCGACCACGACCAGACCCGCCCCATCGCCGTCTTCACCATCACCGGCCGGATCGTAACCAATCCACACCGGATGCTCGCCATACGGCCGAGGCGCGAAGGGTTTCAGATCCCGCCAGGCATCCCAGCTATCCACCATGCAGCGCTGCATCATCGCCAGTGGGAAAGCGCTTTGCGTATCGTCCACGAACTCGCACATCAGCAGGTTCGCAAACTCGTCATCCGAGTACTCCAGGCGCAGCTGGTCGATGTCGAACAGATCACAGCCCCCGGCAATCGCATCCTCGATGGTCACGATCTGCCGCCACTGCCCATCCGGCCCCCGCGCCCCGTTTTTCAGCGCCGCGTGGCTCACGTCCATCTTCACCCGGTCGGCTTTCTTCTGGCGTTTGTTGAACCGGTCACCAGTCCAGAACGGGTACGCCTCATGGGCCACTGAAGAAGGCGTGCTGAAGTAGGTCTGCTTCCACTTCTTGTGCATGGCCATGCCCGACGTCACCTTGCGGAACGTCTCGAAGCCATGAATCCAGAAGTATTCATCCAGGTAGGTATCGCCGTGGTAGCCCTGGGCGGTTTTGGCGTTGGTACCCAGAAAATGCAGCTCCGCGCCGTTGGCGAGAATGATCGGGTCGCCCTTGAGCTCCACCCCAGTCACCTCCTTCACGAACTGCACGATGTAGTGGCGGAAGATATGCGCCTGGGCCTTACTCGCGCTCATAAAGATCTTGTTCTTGCCGGTCTCCATGGCATCGGCAATCGCCTCCCGGGCGAAGTACCACGTCGCACCGATCTGGCGGCTTTTGAGCAGGTTTCGAATGCGCTCGTGCTGCCCTGCCCGGTACCAGCCGCGCTGATAATCGAACAGCGAGGCCTCGAACGCCTCGACAATCTGAATCACCCCCTCATCGCCCACATCGTTACGGGCGGGCTTCTTCTTCGGCCCCTCGTTGCGGCGCTCGATGTTGGGGTTCAGGTCGGCTTCCTTCCCGCTGCCCTGGTACTTATGCACCCGGGCTAGCCGCTCAATCTGGCGGCCCAGCAGGTCGATCTCCTTAAAATCCTTGCCCTCTTTCTGCTCCTTCCAAATCAGCTGCACCAGGCGCGCTTCCAGCGCCCCTTCGACCCGCTGCGTGGGCGTGGCCTCGTCCCAGGCGTCGCGTTTCTTCCACGAATCTAAGGTGGCCCGTGGCAAATCCAGGAACTCGGCAATGCGCGCAATCCGCCACCCCATCCAATAGAGATGGCGGGCGGAAAGTCGGTGCTGGTCGTCGTCGATTGGGGCTTGGGCTGTCATGCCGCCAGCGTACCCGCGCAGGCACAGCCACGATTGCCCCGCCCGATGTAAGTAACACCACTTACACCCAGCCATCATTGAGCCAAGGCCCCACTGCGGGGAACCTGACCGCAGCCAAACGCCCACCCACTCACCGAGGCCCGACCATGCCCTGGCACCGTATCGCAAAAGAAGGCGCAACCACCGATGGCCGCACCATCAGCGCCGAATGGCTCACCCAAATGGCCGCCAACTTCGACCCCGCCAAGTACGGCTGCCGGGTCAATATGGAACACATCAAAGGCCTGCTGCCGGAAGGCCCCTTCAAAGCCTACGGCGACGTGACCGCGCTCAAAACCGAGGCAGACGACGACGGCAAGCTCGGCCTTTATGCCGAGATCGACCCCACCGACGAACTCAAGGCCATGGTCGAAAAACGCCAGAAGGTTTACACCTCCATGGAGATCGACCTCGACTTTGCCGACACCGGCGAAGCCTACCTGGTCGGGCTGGCGGTCACCGATTCCCCCGCCTCGCTCGGAACTTCCATGCTCAAGTTCAGCGCTTCTGAGGGCAAAAACTCCCCGCTGGCCGCCCGTAAACATCGCCCGGAAAACCTCTTCTCCGAAGCGCTAGAAACCGACCTCTCCTTTAGCGATGAACCGCAAGGCCCTTCGCTGGCCGAGCGCGTCAAAGCGCTGTTCAAAAAGCAGGATGCGAAAAGCGCCGCCGGTTTCGAAGCCTTCCGCAGCGAGCTGGAAGAGACCCTCGGCCTGTTCGTGGAGAAACACCAAGCACTCAGCGACGCCCTGAAAAAACGCCCCACGCAAGCCGCCTTCAACGAGCTAAAAAGCGCCCACGAGACCCTGAAAGAAGAGTTCGACGCGCTCTACACCCAGCTCGACAGCACCCCCAACCGCCCGGCCCGCACGCCCGCCACCGGCGGCGACACCGACATCGAAACCGACTGCTAAGAGACGCCCATGCGCAACGATACCCGCAAGCACTTCAACAACTTCGCCGCCCAGGTGGCGAAGCTCAATGGCGTCCCCGACGCCACCCAAAAATTCGCCGTCGACCCCACCATTCAGCAGCGGCTGGAGAAGCGCATTCAGGAATCCAGCGACTTCCTCTCGCGCATCAACATGGTCGGCGTCGATGAGCTGAAAGGCGAAAAGCTCGCCCTCGGCGTTACCGGCCCCATCGCCGCCCGCACCAACGTCGCTAATCAGGATCGCAAAACCCGCGACCTCACCACGCTGGATGCCCAGGGCTACGAGTGCCGAATGACCGAGTTCGACACCCACCTGGGTTACGCCAAGCTGGATGCCTGGGCCAAGTTCCCCAACTTCCAGGCCATGGTGCGCGATGTCATCGTTCGCCAGCAGGCGCTGGACCGCATGATGATCGGCTTCAACGGCACCTCCGCCGCCGCGCAAACCGACCCGGTCGCCAACCCGTACCTGGAAGACGTCAACATCGGCTGGCTGCAGCACTACCGCACCCAGGCTCCCCAGCGAGTGATGAAAGACGGCAAAACCAACGGCAAGATCCTAATCGACCACACGGCCACAACAGACGCCGAGGGTAAAAAAACAGGCATCGTCGGTGACTACGCTACCCTCGACGCGCTCGTCCAAGACGTGGTCAACAGCCTGATTGACCCCTGGTTCCGTCGCCTGCCCGGTCTAGTGGTCATCCTCGGCCGCAACCTGATGTCGGATAAGTACTTCCCGCTGCTCAACCAGCTACCGCCCAGCGAGCAGCTCGCCGCCGATCTGGTCATCAGCCAGAAGCGCATCGGCGGGCTGCAAGGCATGGATGTGCCCTTCTTCCCCGATAACGCGCTGATGGTCACCACCCTGGATAACCTCTCGGTCTACTGGCAGAACGGCGCCCGCCGCCGCTTCGTTACCGAGAACCCCAAGCGTAACCGCATCGAAAACTACGAATCCTCCAACGACGCCTACGTGGTGGAAGACTTCGGCGCGGGCTGCCTGGTGGAAAACATCGAACTCTCTGAAAAAGCCATCAACGGTTAAGGAGACACGATGACCAGCCCAGCCCGCCGCCACTTTGAACGCGTCAGCGCGGCACTCGCCGCCGCTGACGCGGGAGAAGCCCCCATGCAAGGCGAAGCGTATGAGCTGATGCAAGCCGCGCTGTTTGAAGACTATCGCCTGCTCAAATCCACCCAATCCATGGAGCGCAAAGCCGAGATCAAGCGCGAGATCCTGCCCAAATACGCCGAGTACGTCTCCGGCGTGCTGGAAGCGGGCCAGGGCGCACAAGATGACGTGCTGATGCGCGTCATGCTCTGGCGCATCGATGCCGGAGACCTCGCCGGGGCCATCGCCATCGCCAAGTACGCCACCAAGCACGGCCTGACCCCGCCGGATCAATTCGAGCGCGGCACCCCCGCCATCATCGCCGAAGAGGTCGCCGACCAGGCACTGAAGCAGCTGGAGGAAGAAGGCGTAGATACCACCGCCCTGCTCGTGCACCTGGTGGATGTCGAAGCCCTCACCCGGGATGCGGATATGCACGATCAGATCCGCGCCAAGCTGCACAAAGCATTGGGCTACGCCTGCCGAGCCACCGGCCAGCTAGACGACGCCCAGCACCACCTGGAACGTGCCCTCGCGCTCAACGACCGCATTGGCGTGAAGAAAGATCTCGAACGCCTGGAACGTGAACGCAAACAGAACGCTGCCGCTGTGCCCACGGGCTAGCGGCCAACCGAGTCGACCGCCGACGTCAGGGGGCGCGACGTAAGAGCCAGGCGTTTTAACGCCCATGCTCGAACGCCGCCCACCCCCTTCTTATTCAAGTGAGGGAACCAATGAGCAGCTTTATCTCGGCAGGCACACCCAAAAGCGACACCACCGAGCAGCCGCTCGACAGCCCGCTCGAAAACAACGGTTTCTGGCCGGACATCCAGCCCAGCGATTTTCGCGCCACCCACCGGCTGGACAGCACCATCACCCAGCCGCGCATCGAAAGCGCCCTGAAGGCCGCCATGATCACGGTCAACCGCGTGCTGCGCCACTGGCAGCAGGCCAAGGTCGAAGCGGGCTACCCCACCATGGCCTCGCTGCCCATTCCCGTGTGGCAATCGCCGGAAGTGTTCAACGTGCTCTACCTGCGCGCCGTGTACTCCACCGCCCACGCCAGCCTGCTGGAGCACTACGCCGATTATGACGCCACGAACAGCGCTCGGGAGCGCGGCGAACAGCTCCAGGCCCCTGCCGATGGCTACCGCCGCGACGCCGCCTGGGCGATCAGCGAAATCGAAGGGCGGCCACACAGCACGGTCGAGCTGATATGAACCGCTCTCCATCCACCACCGTGCGCGCCCAGCAGCACGACACCCTGGATGCTATTTGCTACCGCGTCTACGGCACCACCCGAGGCGTCACCGAGCAGGTGCTAGCCGCCAACCCCGGGCTGGCAGAACAGGGGCCGGTGCTGCCCCACGGCACCCCCGTCATGCTGCCCGAGCAGCCCGCCGCCGCCCCACGCGCCCCCACGGTCAACCTGTGGGACTAACCCCGCCTGCGCCCTTCGCCAGGCCACCTTCGAGGCCCGAATGAGCCACCACTTTGAAATCACCACCGAAAGCGCCAAAGCTGCGCCCCCGGCCATCGTCTCGCTGCTGCACGTGGGAGGCATGACGCCCGCCGATTGGGTCACGGTGCTAACGCTGCTCTACCTGGCGCTACAAATCGGGCTGCTGGTACCCCGCTACCTCACTCGTTTACGTGACTATTGGGAGAACCGCCGTGGGTCTTAAAACCAAGCTCGGCGTCAGCCTGGCCGCCGGGGCCATCAGCATCGCCACCGCCGTCGTCTCCTACTACGAAGGCTACAAGCCCAGCGCCTACCGCGACCCCGTGGGCATTCCCACCATCTGCTACGGCCACACCGCCACGGCACGCATGGGGCAAACCCTCAGCCAGGCCGAATGCACCGCCCTGCTGCAGCAGGATCTCGGCCACGCCTTCGCGGTGGTGGATCGCCGCGCCCAGGTCGAACTGCCGCCCGCCACCCGCGCCGCACTGGCCTCGTTCGTGTACAACGTGGGGGAAGGCAACTTCGCCCGCTCCACGCTGCTGCGCAAACTCAACCAGGGCGACCTGCGCGCCGCCTGCCACGAGCTCAGCCGCTGGGTCTACGCCGGAGGGCGAAAACTCAACGGCCTGGTGAACCGCCGTGCCACCGAACAGGAAATCTGCCTGGCCGGGCTCGACACACCCATCCACCAGGAGCCCACCCCATGACACGCCTGCTCGCCGCCCTCTCCATTCTGGTGCTCGTGCTGCTGGTCACCTGGGCGCTGTGGCAGCGCACCCACGCCGCCGAAGCCCGCGCCGAGCTCGCCGAACAGCAGCTTGCCCAATCACAGCAGCGGGAAGCAGAAAGCAAAGTGGTCATCGATGCGCTCTGGGAAAACGCCATGCGCCTAGAGAGCCAGCGCCGTGCCCTCGCTCAGCAGCAGGCCACACTCACCCGCACGGCGGCCAACCGTCTTGCCACCATTGAGGAACTACACCGTGAAAATGCACAACTTCGCGCTTGGGCTGGCTCTCGCCTGCCTGATGCTGTTATCCGGATGCGCCGCCGCCCCGCCGTCACCGGTGCCGACGCTTATTATCAATCAGTGCGCGACCCCCAGCCCCTGCACGCTCCCCGCGAGTAATCCCGAAACCAACGGCGAACTCGACCTGCAGCTAGAACGCACCGAAGCCGCCTGGGCACAGTGCGCCGCCGAGGTCGATGCCATCATCGCCTGCCAAGAGGCCAACCATGCAGAAGCTCCACCTGCTACGCGCTCACCTGATTAACGCGGTACCCGCCCTGGCGAAAGACCCCGAACGGCTGCTCACCTTCGTGGAAGAGGGCAGCATCGCCTTTCGCCGTGGCCCCAACCTCACCCACGAATACCAGTTCACCGCCCAGCTCGTGCTCACCGACTTCAGCGCGAACCTAGACACCATCATCGTGCCGCTGCTGCAGTGGCTGGCCGAGTACCAGCCCGACGCCGACCCCGCTGAAGCCATCCGCTTCGAAGCCGAGATCCTCAGCCACCAATCGGTGGATGTCGCCCTGCGGGTAACGCTCAGCGAACGGGTGCTCGCCAAGGTGGAATGCGCGACCGGGCACATCAAGGTCGACCGCGCCCTGCCACGATTCGAGACCACCGGCTGCCCGGATACCCGCTGGCAGCTACTGATCCGAGACAGCGAGGCCCAGGCGGAGTACACCCTGGTAGCCGAATGGGACGGCCCGCATGGCGGATAATATGGAAGCGTTAGAAGAGTGGGTCGGCCCGCTGCTCGCCAAGCTGGACGACCAACAGCGCCGCGCCCTGGCCCGCAACGTGGCGCGGGATCTTCGCCGCCGCCAGCGCGAACGCATCCGCGCCCAAACCAACCCGGATGGAACACCCTACGCCCCGCGCAAAGAACAGCGCCTGCGCGCCCAGCAAGGCAGCATTAAACGGCGCGCCATGTTCAGCAAACTCTCCACCGCTAAATGGCTCAAGGCCACTACCCAGGGCGACACCGCCGTGGTGGGTTTCTTCGGCAGCGTCGCCCGCATCGCCGCCACCCACCAGCGCGGCCTCAAAGATCGCGTCACCCGAGACGGCCCCCGCGTCGAGTACGCCCAGCGGGAGCTGCTCGGTTTCACCGCACTGGATCAAGAGCACATCATGGATTCAGTGCTTCATCATTTAAGCTCGGTATAAGTGGCTCGGTGTAAACAGCCCCATTAACACCCGCCGCCGCTTCGCCTTCGCCAAACGCCGCCGCAGGATAGCGGCTATGAACATTCCCGAACTCCTCCGCCTGCTGCACAACCTGATCCGCCTCGGCACCATCGCCGAGGTGGACCACCGCGCTGCTCGCGTGCGCGTCAAAACCGGCGAGCTGCTCACCGACTGGCTGCCTTGGCTGGAAGGCCGCGCCGGCACCACGCGGGATTGGGACCCGCCCACGAAAGGCGAGCAAGTCATCCTGTTTTCACCCGGCGGCGACCCCGCCGCCGGGGTGGTGCTGTGTGGGCTGTGCTCCAACGCGCACCCCGCCCCGGCAGAGGTCGCCACGCTGTGGCGCAGAATCTTTCCCGATGAAGGGCTATTTGAGTACGACCACGCTAACAGTGTGCTGCGCATTCGCCTGCCCGGTGCTATCGAAATCAGCGCCCCCGGCGGCACCACCTGGCAAGGCAACATCCAGCACACCGGCGAGCTCAACCGGAAAGGCGGCTACCAGCAGCAAGGCGGCGGCCTGACTCACAACGGCAAAAACGTGGGGCACGACCACGCCCATAGCGGAGTACAAGGCGGGCCATCAAACACAGGGGCACCCGTCTAATGTCCGGCATGAACGCACACACCGGCCGCGCCATGGATTCGCTGACCCATATCCAGCAATCGGTGGCAGACATTCTTACCACGCCCATCGGCTCCCGGGTGATGCGCCGGGAGTACGGCTCGCTGCTGCCGGAGCTGATCGACCAACCCTTGAACGGCCCCACCGCCCTGCGTGCCTACGCCGCCACGGTAGTGGCCCTAATGAAGTGGGAACCGCGCATTCGCGTTCAGCAAGTCACCCGGCAAGTCTCCACCCAACGCCCCGGCCGGTTTGATCTGATCATCACCGCTCAGCGCGTGGATAACGGCGAACGCGTCAGCCTAGCAGTACCGCTCAGGGGGAACCTATGAACAGCCCTATCGATCTTTCACGGCTGCCCGCCCCGGCGGTGATTGAGCCACTCGACTTCGAAACTATTCTCGCAGAGCTGACCACTGATCTGATCAGCCGAGACCCTGAGTTGGCTGACACTCTCAGCCTAGAAAGCGAGCCGCTCACCAAGCTATTAGAGGTAGCCGCCTACCGTGAGCTGTTGCTACGCCAACGCATCAACGAAGCCGCTAAGGCGGTGATGCTCGCCTACGCCCAAGATGAGGACCTCGAACACCTGGCAGCGCTGTTCGATGTCGAACGGCTGGAAATAGACCCCGGCGACCCAGAAACCACCCCGCCGGTAGCCCCTACGTTCGAAAAAAACGACGCCCTGCGCCGCCGCGTGCTGCTATCGCTAGATGGCCTCAGTACCGCCGGGCCAGAGCGCGCCTACGTGTACCACGCGCTGAGTGCCAGCGGCGATGTCAAAGACGCCGATGCCTTCAGCGAAGCCCCCGGCGAAGTCACCGTGGTGGTGCTGTCGCAAGTGGATAACGGCGAAGCACCGGCCGAGCTACTCAGTACCGTCAGCGCCGCCGTCAACGCTGCAGACACCCGCCCGCTGACCGATTACCCCACCGCTGTCAGCGCAGAGATTATCGGCTACGCCATCCGCGCGATTCTGCACATTTTGCCGGGGCCGGAAGCAACCGTGGTACGTGAAAACGCCCAGGCGGCAGCGGAAGCCTACACCCAGGAACAGCACCGCATTGGCGCGCAAGTCACGCTCTCCGGCGTGTATGCCGCGCTCCACCAACCCGGTGTGCAGCGGGTAGAGCTGCTCAGCCCCACCGCCACTATTAGCACCACTCGCAAACAAGCGCCCTACTGCGACGCCATCGAACTGGAAAGCGAGGTGGTCAATGGCTAACCACCTGCTACCACCTAACGCCACCCCCCAAGAGCGCGCCGTCAGCGAAACGCTAAGCCGCACCGACGCTATCAGCGTGCCCATTCGCGAGCTATGGCGGCCGCAAGAATGCCCCGCCCGCCTGCTGCCCTGGCTGGCCTGGGCACTCTCGGTGGATGAGTGGGATGAGCAGTGGAGCGAGGCACAAAAGCGCAATGCGATTGATGCCTCGGTATACCTGCACCGGCACAAAGGCACCCCGGCTGCGGTGCAGCGCGCGGTAGATCTCATATTTGAGGAAGCCGAAGTACAGGAGTGGTTTCACTACGGTGGCCAGCCCTTTCATTTTCGCGTAGTGAGCGAAGGCGCGTTCACCAGCGAACGCGACTACCAGCGCCTAATTCGCCTGATCGAATCCGCCAAGAACGCCCGTAGCTGGCTGGAATCCATTGTCATCCGTAGCCGGATTACCCAGGCAATCACCCTCGCCACCGCTACCGCACAAGGCGTGCATACCCGCATGGGGCCGCGCCCGGCAACACCCCGCAACGATCCCAGTGAATTCAACATCGGCTCCGCGCAGCACTGCGCTTCACACGTTCGCATTTCACCCTGGCAGCTACGCCTGGTGATGGGCGAAGCCGCTACCGCCCACACCACCGCCTATCACGAACACCGTCATATCACCGTAAGAGGTTAAAACGATGGCCAACTTCCCCGGCTTAGTGCTCACCCAGGCAGGCCGCAATCTCCAAGCCAAAGCGCAGATCGGCGCGGCCCTCACTTTTACCCGCGTCGCCCTGGGTGACGGAACCAGTAACGCGCCGGATTCAATGGGTGCGCTCGATAATGAGCGGCTCTCGCTCAGCATCCAGGAGTTCGAGGTCGTCGGCGATGGCACTTCACGCATGCGCGTGATCATGACCAACGAAGCGCTGGAAAACGGCTTTTTCGTGCGTGAGCTAGGCGTCTTTGCCGAAGACCCGGATACCGGTGAAGAGCAGCTCTACAGCTACTCAAACGCTGGAGACCAGCCAGACTTCCTGCCTGCCGGAGGTGGCGCGACACTTGTCGAAAACGTCTTTGATCTCTACACCGTGGTGGGCAACGCGCAAAACGTCACCGCCAAGATCAACGACTACATCACGATCGCCACAAAACAAGACATCGACACGATCCGGCCGCTGCTGATGCCGGAAGGCGGTACCACGCATCAACTGCCGCGTAAGCGCAGCAACGCAGAGGGTGACGTCGAGTGGTACGACCCCGCCGAAGGCGTGAACATCGCGGTGGATTCGCTGGAAGAGCGCCGGGTGGCCGTGGCCGACCAGCGCACCTTCCGACTGGCCAAGGTGACCACCCGGGGCCTGGCGGTTTACCTCAACGGCCAGCGCCTGCCGCGTAGCGCATGGGAGCCTCTGGGCGAGACGCAAGTGCGCTTTGCTGAGGCGCTGAGCGTCGGCGACGAAGTGCTGTTCGTGCGCAACGAGGAGATCGGCGAGATGGAGGTGGCCCGGGTGTCGCTTTCAGGGCCTAACCTGGTCTATCCCGACAGCAGCAACACCTTCACGATCACCGATTACGACTCGTTTGCCGAGTACACCGTCAACGCCAGCCGGGGCACCGTCAGCCGCAGCGGCGATACCATCACTCTGGATCTCGACGCGGCTGAGCCCAGCGGCTCGCTCGACCTCGACGTGACGCGAGACGGGGCAGGTGTTACCTATGCACTGGCCGTAGGTGAGCAGACCATCGCCACGCCGCAGATGACCAGCCCGGCAGAGGGAGACACCGGCGTATCGCTGCAACCCACGCTGCAGCTGACACCGTTCAAGACGTACCCGTCAGGGGCTGACACGCAGCTCGATGCCGACTATCAGATCGCCACCGATCCGGATTTTCTCGACATCGTCTGGGAGTCCTTGGACGACACGGCCAACCTGACCGCGATCACGGTGGACACGGCGCTGCCGATCTACACCTTGCTCTATGGTCGTGGCCGCCAGGGTGGGCAAACGCTAGGGAAGTCAGAGTGGACGCCGGTAGTGCAGTTCGAGACCACCAATACCGCTGCCCAGCCGGTCATCACCTCGCCGGCCGAAGGCGAGACTGATGTGGCCTTCAGCAACGGCCTGAAAATAACAGCCTCGGCCTTCAACTTCCCGGGGGGCGGCGATACCCATGTCGCATCTGACTGGGAGCTGCGTCACGCCGTCACCCAGGAGATGATCGCGAGCCGCACCAATGACGGCGCCAATCTCACCACCTGGACAGTCAGCGGCAATAGCATGCCTGCCCTGGAGGAACTGGAGGTTCGCACCCGTTATAAGGGGCAGGAGACGGGGTACACGCCATGGTCGGAGTGGTCGGGATTCACTACAGGCGAGCCGGTGGGCGAGGCCATTTTTACGACGGGTGGCGCTCACGATTGGACCGTGCCCGCCGATGCGACCAGTGTCTGCGTGGTGTGTATCGGAGCAGGTGGTTCGAGTCGCGCATATGGCAACTATGGCGCCGGTGGCGGCGGCTTGCGTTGGAAGAACAACATTCCCGTCACGCCTGGCGAGGTGCTGAGCGTTATTGTCGCCCCACCCGGCGCTCGAAGCACCAATGTTAGCGGCCAAAGCTCATCCTTTGCCGATGTGGTGACAGCCTATGGTGGCCTCTACGGTGGTGCGTCCGGAGGAGGCGAGGCCGCTGGAGGCAGCGGCGTGGGCGGTGATGGCGGAGGTAATGGTGGCCGTGGCATCAATGGGGGTGGCGGGGCTGCTGGCTACACCGGCAATGGCGGTAACGGTGCCGTTTATGCCCAAGATGGACAGGATGGTTATGGAGGTGGCGGCGGCGGCGGCGGTACCAATAGCTATACCACAGCCTCCGGTACTGGCGGCGGTGGCGGTGTTGGGATTAATGGAAAAGGCAGCAGCGGGGCGGGCGCTAGCAACTCAGGTTCTGGAGATTACAACTGGGGAGGAAAAGGGGGTAGCGGCGGTGGCAATGGCGGAGCGGGCTATGAATCCGGCAATGGTGGTAATGGCGGAAACTACGGCGGAGGTGGTGGCGGAGGCGGCCAAGGTGATTATGACGGCGGTGCCGGTGGCCAGGGCGCGGTGCGCATCATCTGGGGGCCGGGCCGCTCGTACCCGGATAACGCCGCATGAGCGAGTACAGCGTAAGTTACGCCACCCCGGCATCGCCGGGTGTGGCCCACGTCAGCGCCGGAGGAATCTTCGCGGCACAGGCCGAGGCGACCACCGCCGTGCAGATACTCACAGGCCACCCCGTCGAGTCTATCACTATCACGGCCGTGCGTGACGCGCACGGCACCCTGCTATGGGAGCCCGAATCATGACCCGCTATGTTCGTATTGACGACGCCAACCAATGCGCCGAGATCATTAGCTTCGAGCCACACGGCCGCTTTCACCCTTCCATTCGCTGGCTGAAAGTGCCGGAAAACCTGGAAGGTTTGATCAACCATGACTACATCGCCAACGGCGAAAGCTTAGAACCACCCTCGCTCGACTACCTCCGCGACCAGTTGAAAAGCGCTCTCGCGGCCCACCGTTTTGATATCGAAACCGGCGGCGTAACACTGCCTGACGGCTCACGCATCCTCACCGACCGCGAAAGCCAGGCGCAGCTTACCAGCGCCTTTCAAACGCTCACGCAGCCGTTTGTGGGAGAGATCGACTGGAAGGGGCCGGATGGCTGGGTCACGGTCACTGAGACCGAGCTACGCCCCATCGCGCAAGCGGTGGCACAGCATGTGCAAAGCTGCTTCAAAGCCGAGCGGCAAGTTAGTGAGCTGATCGACACGGCGGCGGATGCCGAGGCGCTGTATGGGATAGATATTGCAGGGGCGTTTGAAGAGTCATTGGCTATTATAAACTCGGTTTAGAGTATTAAGCCCGCTATAGCGCGGGCTGATTTTTCGCCATAAACCTAAAAGATCTTTTTGAGACCACCTACCTTGTCAGAATTTTTTGCGCTTCTTTCATAAATGACTCACAATCTCTTAATCCAAACTTAACTGACTCTAACGCCTGTTGCACTCTCTCACTTGAAACCTGATGTTTGAAATGCATTCTCACTCTCAAAACATTCCTTTCATCAGCTGGCATTTGATCAATATTATAACTAATTATGTAATAAAAATGCTTTGCATTAACAATTGAGCCAATACAATACCTAGCCAATTTCGAATCAAGCTTGTCTATAAATTGAGCAACCTCTGCATCATTCTCAAGTAGAAACGCTGAGTAAAAGGCTGGATGCTTATGATAAACAGCTAAAAGATATTCAGGGTCAAAGTTTTCTAATGCATTAGGAGCCCTCCTAAACATATTAATTAAGTTTTCAAAGTGATGAATCAAATATACAGCTGCATTTTCTGACTCTTTAAGCTTATCTTCTCGGCTCTCTAACGAATAAGCTCTCTCCATTTCAAGAAGTTGTTCATTCTGACTTATCTGCTGATCTTGCTTTTCAATCAATGCATCCTGACTTTTTATAAGTGCTTGTTGCTGCCTTAGCGTGATAATAAAAGCCACAAGAGTGGCCACTACCGCAGCTACACCAACCGTACCGGATAGATATGTCGCAAAATCTGCCCACTTCCCTGTATCAGTGGAAATAGGCAGTTCTCTGAAATTCCATGCATAAGCACCTACCGCCACAACAGCGACTATCAAAACGGCAATAGCCAACGCCCAATAACTGTGCTTTTTAATCCACTTCAACATCCCAACATTCCCTTAGCAGTCACTTTCCCGCACCTTACCACACCCACCATGTAAACCACCCCACTTACACCCACCACCGCTACCACCCTCCCCCCAGCCCCCGCACGATACCTGCGTGAATTCACCCTTTTCGTTACTCGAACAGTGAACCTGCGCAGGAGCCACCATGGCACTCGATCAATACCACCACGGCGTGCGCGTTGCGGAAGTCAACGACGGCACGCGCACCATCCGCACCGTCTCCACCTCCGTTATTGGCGTGGTTTGCACCGCGCCGGATGCAGACGCCACCACCTTCCCCCTCAACCAGCCCGCGCTGGTGACCAATGTGGATACCGCCATTGGCAAAGCGGGCACCCAAGGCACGCTGAAAGACACCCTCACCGCCATTGGTCAGCAGTCCAAGCCCATCATCGTTGTGGTGCGGGTAGAAGAAGGCATAGACGACGAAACCACCACCGCCAATGTGATTGGCACCACCACCGAGCTAGGCCAGCGCACCGGGCTGCAGGCGCTGCTCACCGCCAAGCAGAAGCTGGGCGTCACGCCGCGCATTATTGGTGTGCCTTACCTGGACACCCAGCCGGTGGCCACCGCGATGGTCTCGGTGCTGCAGCAGTTGCGCGCTTTTGGCTACGTGTACGCCCACGGCTGCGAGACCACCAGCGATGTCATCGCCTACCGCGATGAGTTCGGTGCCCGCGAGCTGATGGTGCTCTGGCCCCAGTGGCAGGCGTTCGATACCGACGATGCGCAAACGCTGGATATCAGCCCCGTGGCCATCGCCCTGGGCCTGCGCGCCAAGCTCGACCAAACCGTGGGCTGGCACAAAACCCTGAGTAACGTGGCGGTGAACGGCGTCACCGGCATCAGCAAAGACGTGTTCTGGGATCTGCAAAGCCCCAACACCGATGCCGGGCTGCTCAACGCCGCCGATGTCACCACCCTGGTGAACCAGAACGGCTACCGCTTCTGGGGCTCGCGCACCTGCGCCGGGCCAGAAAGCCTGTTCCCCTTCGAGAACTACACCCGCACCGCCCAGATCCTCGCCGATACCGTGGCCGAAGCGCACCTGTGGGCGGTGGATCTCCCCCTGCACGCTTCATTAGCGCGAGACATCATCGAAGGCCTGAACGCCAAATTCCGCGAGCTGAAAACCCTGGGGCTGATTGTTGATGGCAGCGCCTGGCTAAACGAAGAACTCAACACCCAAACCTCCCTCAAGGGCGGTAAGCTGCGCATCGACTACGACTACACGCCGGTACCGCCGCTGGAAGACCTCGGTTTCCAGCAGCGCATCACCGACTCCTACCTGGCCGACTTCGCCGAGCGCGTCGCGGCCACCGCCTGATTGGATTAGCGAGAGACCCCCATGGCACTCCCCAAAAAGCTTAAAGACCTCAACCTGTTCAGCAACGGCGAAAGCTGGCAGGGCATCGTTCAGTCGATCACCTTGCCCACCCTCACCCGCAAGATCGAAGAGTGGCGCGGTGGCGGCATGGATGGCGCGGTGGGTATCGATATGGGCCAAGACGGCCTGCTCACCGTGCAATGGACGGTAGGCGGGCTAGTGGAAAGCCTGTTCGACAACTTCGGCACCGCCCGCATCGATGCCGACATGCTGCGCATGACCGGCAGCTACGAGCGCGACGATATCGAGGACGCCTCCTCGGTCGAGGTGGTCATGCGCGGCCGCCACACCGAGATCGACATGGGCGATGCCCAAACCGGCGAGAACACCGAGCACCAGGTCACCAGCACGCTCAGCTACTACAAGCTCACCATCGACGGCACCGAGAAAATCGAGATCGACCTGGTGAACGGCGTGTTCAAGGTCAACGGCGTCGACCGCCTCGCAGGCCGCCGCCAGCGCCTGGGTATTTAAAACAGGCATCTAAGCCCCTTTTCCCCTTAACCCAACACCAGGAACACTCTCATGACCAAAGCTGCCGTTACCCAAGCCATCGCTGCCACCATCACCCTGGATACCCCGCTCACCCGGGGCGAGACCGAAATCACCGAACTGCGCCTGCGCAAGCCCACCTCTGGCGAACTGCGCGGCGTCTCCCTGGCCGATGTGCTGCAGATGCAAACCGACGCGCTGATCACCCTGATCCCGCGCCTCTCCAACCCCTCGCTCACCGCCACTGAGGTGCGCCAAATGGACCCGGCGGATCTCGTCCAGTGCGGCGGTGAAATCGCCGGTTTTTTGCTGACGAAGCGGGCCAAGGGCGAGAGCGAATAAACCTCCCCAACCAGGTAGAAGACGCGATGGCGGATCTCGCCATCGTCTTCCACTGGACCCCGCAAGACTGCGCCGCCTTCACCCTGCGCGAACTCATGGCCTGGCGAGAACGAGCGCGCAAACGTAGCACCACCACAGACACCAGGAGCCAGCGTGGCCGGTAACAACCTCAAGCTGCAGGTCATTTTAAACGCCGTGGATAGGGCCACCCGCCCGCTGCGGGCCATCGACCGTGCCAGCCAGGCCGCGTCCCAGGCCATGCGTGAAAACCGCGACCGCTTAAAGCAGCTGCAGGCCACGCAGAAGAACGTCAGCTCCTTTCGCACCCTCACCCGGCAATCCACGGAAACCGCCACCGCCCTGCGGGAGCAGCAAGAGCGCATCCGCCGCCTCTCGCAGCAAATGCACACCCACCAGGGCGACACCGCCGCCCTGCGCGCCGAACGTCAAAAGGCCATTACCCAAGCGCGCAGGCTCAGCCAGCGGGTGGATGAAGAACGCCAGCAGCTCCAACGGCTGCGCAGCACCCTAAACGAAAACGGCGTCAGCACCGCCCACCTCTCCCGAGATCAACGGCGGCTTTCCAGCGAGATACAGCAGGCCAATACTGCCGTGGAAGAACAGCGACAGCGGCTCAAACGGCTGGCCGAACAGCAGCGCAACGCCGCCCAAGCACGCAGCCGCTACGACCGCGCCATGAGCCTGCGCAGCAGCATGGCCGGTACCGGCGCGGGCATGGTGGCCAGCGGCGGTGCCGCGCTGTACGCCGGGGCACGGCTGCTGGCTCCTGGTGTTGAATACGGGGAATCGATGTCGCGGGTGCAGGCGCTCACCCGCCTGGAGGAAGACGACGAACGCCTTTCAGCCCTTCGCCAGCAAGCCCGGGAGCTAGGGGCCACCACCGCGTTTAGCGCCGGGCAATCCGCCGATGCCCAAGGCTACCTGGCCATGGCAGGTTTCGACCCCGCCGCCATTCAAGCGGCCATGCCGGATATGCTCAACCTGGCACTGGCCAACCAAACGGATCTCGCCCGCACGGCGGATATCTCCTCCAACATCCTCTCCGGCTTTGGGTTAGATCCCGCCGAGATGGGCCGCGTGGGCGATGTGCTTACCGCCACCACCACACGGGCCAACGTCGATTTAGAGATGCTCGGCGAATCGATGAAGTACGTCGCCCCGCAAGCGCGGGCGATGAATATGTCGCTGGAACAGTCCGCCGCCATGGCCGGGCTGCTGGGCAACGTAGGTATTCAAGGCAGCCAGGCAGGCACCACCCTGCGCGCCATGGTCACCCGCTTGGCCGCCCCCACCGGGGCCGCCGCCGGTGCACTGGCCGACCTCGGCGTGAACGCCAAAGACGCCGAAGGCAACCTGCGCGACATCCCCCGCATTCTCACCGACGTAGCGAGAGCCACCGAAGCGATGGGCAACGCCGACCGCGCTGCCTACCTAAAAGACATCTTCGGCGAAGAACCCGGCGCTGGCATGGCGGAACTGATCGCCCAACAAGGCAGCGAAGGCATCGAGGCGTTTGTCGAGATCCTCTCCAACGCCGCCGGCGAAAACGCCCGTGTGGCAAAAACCATGGCCGACAACATCGGCGGCGACCTCAAATCGCTCAAATCGGCCTGGGATGAAGTGGGTATCTCGATCACCGAAACCAACAACGGCGCGCTGCGCGGCCTGATTCAGAACGTCACTGCTATCACTCGCGGCATCGGCCGCTGGATCAATGAAAACCCCAAGCTGGCAGGCACCCTCGCCAAAGCCGCCGCCCTGGTGGCGGTGCTGGTGGCAGCGGGCGGCGCGCTTACGCTGATGCTCGCCTCCATTCTCGGCCCCTTCGCCATGGTGCACTTTGGCATGGCAATGCTCGGCCCGCAGGCGCTAATGGTGGGCAAAGCGCTTACCTGGTTAGGTGGGGTGATTCGCGCCGTGGGTATGCTGGCCGTCGCCAACCCCATTGGCGCAGCGGTGGCCGCCATTGCCGCCGCCGCGTACCTCATCTACCGCTACTGGGAACCCATCAAAGGCTTCTTCCAAGGCCTGTGGCAGCAGGTAAAAACTGCGTTTGGTGATGGGCTGGGGGCAGTCGCGCAGCTGCTGATGAACTGGTCGCCGTTGGGGATGTTGTACCGGGGCATCACCACCGCACTTTCCGCGCTGGGCGTCGAGATCCCCGAGCAATTCCGCTCGCTGGGCAGCGCCATTGTGGATGGCCTGATGAGCGGGCTAACCGGCAAATTGGCCGACCTACGCGACCGCGTGATGGGCATTGCCGGCAACGTGCGCAGCTGGTTTGCCGACGTGCTGGATATCAACAGCCCTTCCCGCGTGTTCACCCAGCTAGGCGGCTACACAGTAGACGGCCTAAACCAAGGGCTAGACGCCCAGCGGGACGAACCTGCCCGCCGCATTCAAGAGATCGCCCGCCGCGTGAGCCGCGCCGGAGCTGGACTGGCACTCGGGGCGGCCACCCTGCCCGCCGTGGCGATGCCCCACATCGAGCAGCAAGCGCCTATCCAGTTCGATAACCGGCCGCCGCTCACCGCTACCAGTACCCAAGCCAACGGCTTCACCATGGGCGATATCAACATCAACGTCACGCCTGCCCCCGGCATGAACGAACAGCAGCTCGCCCAGTACGTGGCGCAGGAAGTACAGCGCGCCCTCACCAACGCCCAGCGCGACGCCCAGGCGCGGCAGCGTTCGTCACTGCGCGACCTCGACTAACCGGAGAACTGATCATGTTAATGGCGTTAGGCATGTTCGTATTTGAGACCCGTAGCGTGCCCTACCAGGAATTAAAGCGCATCACCGAATGGCGGCACCCCAGCCAATCCCGCGTGGGGCAGCGGCCCGCTTACCAGTTTGCTGGCCCAGGGGCGGACACCATCACCCTAAGCGGCACCCTGCTGCCCACCTTCACCGGCGGCCGCTTTAGCCTGGATGAGATCCGCGAGATGGCCGACCAGGGCAACGCCTGGCCGCTGGTCGAAGGCACTGGCCGCCAGTACGGCTTATGGGTGGTCACCCGCGTGGAAGAAACCAGCACCCATTTTTTCCGCGACGGTGCCGCCGAAAAAATTGAGTTCAATCTCACACTCGAGCACGTCGATGATGAGCGCACCGACCTGATCGGCCGCTTGGTACTGCCCGCCATGGCGCGTTTGGCCGGGGGCTACGTATGAACGCCTACCCCAAGCCCAGCTACCGCATCACCCTGGATGGCAGCGACATCACCCCGCGCATCAATGGCCGCCTGATCAGCCTCTCGCTGCGCGAGCAGCGCGGGCTGGCAGCCGACCAGCTGGATATCACCCTAGCCGACCACGACGGCCAGCTCGCCATTCCCCCACGCGGGGCCGAGCTGCAGGTGGCGTTTGGCTGGCAGGAGGAAGGGCTAGTGGATAAAGGCCGCTTTACGGTGGATGAAGTGCAGCACACCGGCACGCCGGATCAGCTCACCATCCGCGCCCGCTCGGCGGATATGCGCGGCCAGCTGCCCGGCAAGCGCACCCAGGGCTGGCACGATGTCACGCTGGGCGAGATCGTCACCACCATCGCAGGCCGCAACCGCCTGGAGCCAGTGGTGGCCGCCGCGCTCAACGGCATTCGTATTGGCCATATCGACCAAACCGACGAATCCGACCTGAATTTTCTCACCCGCCTGGGCGAACGGTACGATGCCATTGCCGCCATCAAAGCCGGGCGCATGCTGTTCACCGTGGCAGGCCAAGGGCTAACGGCCAGCGGCCGCGCCATGCCCGCCATCACCCTCACCCGCCGCGACGGCGACCAGCACCGCTACAGCGTGACCGACCGCGACGCCTACAGCGGCGTAAAAGCCTACTGGAACGACACGCGAGGCGCAGAGCGCCACACCGTACTGGCAGGCACGGAAGAGAACGCCAAACAGCTACGCCCCACCTACGCCACGGAAGACGACGCCCTCGCCGCCGCCCGCGCCGAATGGCAACGCATCCAACGCGGTTTGGCAGAGTTTGAGCTAACGCTGGCACTAGGCCGCGCCGACCTGCTGCCCGAAACCCCGCTCAAGCTAACGGGCTTCAAGCCTCAGGTCGACGCCACGGCCTGGCTGGTGAGCGAGGTCACGCACTCGCTGAATGATGGGGGGTTGGGGACGGTGGTTAGGTGTGAGGTGAAGGGTTAAGCAGGCCATTTCCATGGCATAATGCCCGCTGCGTTTTCAGGAGGTGTCATGAGCATTATTTTTGGTAACCGAGAATTGATTGATGATACGACCCTTCCAGGCGCACAAGTTCAGCATTTCTCACTGGCGGGAACCGACTACGGCGCGCTATTCATTCCACGGTCAGCCTGGGATGAGGATACTGCGCTAAAGGTGAGCCTCGAGGTCGGCGTTGACCTTCCAACGGATGCGTACGAGATAAAATTCGATACCATCGAGAACCTGCTTGATGAAGAACCGGCTCATGGCTATCGCACTCGGCATCAACAAGGCTTGGCTCCGTATTCTTTAAAGGAACTGAACCTACTCGGCTCAGGTCTTTTAGAGTCTATCAACCTGTTTGATCAAGATATGCATTGCTCGGGATACTATGGCTGTGCCGTTGATGACAATCCCCAGCTGTGCCACTATTACAAAAGGCTATATCGTCGCTACGGAGATTTCTTCGTTGCTAACGGTCTTATGCCTTATACCTCTGAAAGAGGAACATGCTATGCATTTCTACGCAAATGATCACACTACACAGCAGCAGCGCAAATCGGCGACCATTCAAGCCGCCCGTAAACGCTATCTCGCCGCCAAGCGGCAAGGCACTGTTAAGGTCAGCCTGAGCGCTGAAGAAGCTCAGAAGCGTGCTCAAAAATCTGTTTTTCGTCTGTCTTAAACTTTCGAATACCCAAAAATTAACCCCCGGCCACTCCGCATGGCCGGGGGTTTTTATTGCTGCAATCTTCTGACGAAACAATCCTGCAACGCGTGCTTTTAGGCGACACCAATACTATGACAAATCAGCTCAGGCAATGATGTAAGCCATTGACCATAAAGCTTGTAAGCGATCTCCTACAACGCCCAACACCGCGCCTGCCTGACCACCACCCCACGAAACTGCGACGCCGTGATGAAGCACCCTTCTCCACCCGTGGGTGGCAACAGGCGGCAGCGGCTGCCCACGCGCTGGGTTTTGAATAACCGGTACTCGCCCTCTACCTCCGCCACCACCAGATCCGCATGGCCATACGAGCGCGCTTCGTCCACCACCAGCACGTCGCCTTCCATCCATGGCCCACCGGGGTGCGCCTCGTCGCTGATCTCCACCAGAAAACAGGTCGGCGGAAATTTTCGCCGATCCATCTCCGCTACCGCCGGGTGCTCCACACCCACCACGGCAGGCCCCAAGTAGGTCACTCGCATGTTGTTGCCCTGTGCTAGCTCCACATTTAGCGACGTGTCTAAGCATTGACCGTCGCTTCCCTAATGCTTAATACTGTACAAGAAGACAGTATTTAACAAGGGTTATGGAAGGGCACTTTCAGCCCATAGCTAATGGCCACCATGGACGCCCTGAACGAGAAAATGGGAAAAGGCACGGTACGCCTGGGCCTACCGGAAAAGAACGCCCCTTGGCACCTCCGCTGCGCGAACCGAAGCCCGCGCTATACGACGAATTGGGATGAGTTGATGGTGGCTTATACGGATGAGGGGGCGGCTAGGAAAGCTAAGACTAATGTCACGCCTGACAACAGTTCTCTACAACCTCAAAATTGCTGCTCGATGTCGGGCAAAAAAACATATAGAATGGTGGCACGCTAGGAGGAGTGTTTGATGATTGAAGCAGTGGATTTGTTTTGTGGTGCGGGAGGTCTCACGGCTGGCTTACGCCAAGCAGGAATTACCGTTCGCGCTGGTTACGATATCGAAGAAAACTGCCGGTTTGCCTATGAGCATAACAATCACGCTCAGTTTATAAACCAAGACGTTGGGGAGCTTACAGGTGACGACATCAATGACTGGTATCAAGAACCTGAAGCACTTCGCCTACTAGCAGGCTGTGCACCCTGCCAGCCATTTTCTACTTATAATCAAGGCAAAGACACCACCAAAGACAAAAAGTGGCCATTACTCGGCGCTTTCGCACGGTTGATAAAAGAAGCTCAACCCGAGCTGGTCACCATGGAAAATGTCCCCTCGGTCACCAAGCACCAGATTTATCACGACTTCGTAGAATCTCTTAAAGACGAGGGATATTACGTCTGGGCGGATACCGTAAAGTGCATTGAGTACGGCTTACCTCAAAATCGCCGCCGGCATGTACTGCTAGCCTCCAAGTTAGGGCCGATCGAACTTATATTCGCGACCCATCCTGCCCCCGTTACTGTAAAAGATACCATTGGCGAATTAGAGCCAATAGCGGCCGGTGGCGAAAGCCCTAACGATCCCCTTCACCGGGCGGCTACCCTATCGGAACTGAACATGCAGCGTATCAAGCATTCAGTGCCAGGCGGCACCTGGAAAGACTGGCCAGAGGAGCTAGTATCAGGGTGTCACACGAAGCCGAGTGGCAAAACGTATTCCAGCGTTTACGGACGCATGCGCTGGGAAGAACCAAGCCCTACCATGACGACGTTATGCTACGGCTTTGGAAACGGCAGGTTTGGCCACCCTGAGCAAGATCGGGCACTTAGTTTACGAGAAGCCGCCATGCTGCAATCGTTTCCAAAAGATTATTTCTTTGCACCTGACGATCAGCCCATTTTAATGAGACCAGTTGGCCGAATGATTGGCAATGCCGTTCCCGTCCGCTTGGGAGAAGTAATAGGGCTGAGCTTCACTCGACACCTTGAGGCTCTACGCCCATGGGAGGAAGACCGAATTCCTGCTGAAGAAGAGATTCTAGCTTAGAAAAACCTCTGGCCTCGCACTCTCAAACGATCAGTACTCGCCATACCAACGCCCGCAAGGCTTCCACCTTGCGGGCGTCGTGTTTCACGTTGCGCTGAGACTTCGGTAGCCAAATTCCTAGCTTGTCTTTGGCGTAGATGTGAAAAGCCATCTATTTCCTAAAATCGATCAACTATTTCCTCGATTCGAGCAACTTTATTATCCTGCTGAAGGTACTCGCTATACCCATTAAGAGCTCCAGTAATTAGTTCATGATAAGTTTTAATCTTAGAGCCGGGTGAAACAAAGTCCATCAAACTTTTCATCTTTTCAGGAGTTGCATCGGGAGGTCTACCCACAACGAAAACAACTTCTATATCAGGGTCAATTACATTAGATTGAAACAATATTTTTCTAAGCTTTCGAACATATTTCTCGCCCTGTTCAGCCAATTGCAAAGCTGGAGTGTTGACGCTAGCTCGCTTCAATTCAACAATTATATGCTTTCCAGCATAAGTTTTATAGGCAATATCGATTCTACCCTTGAGCTCTTCTGGTGTAAGCTTAGCATCACCAAACCCGTCATTGTCTCTCAAGTTAGTTTCGATGACCTCACTTCCAGCTGCCCTTTCCCAAGCAGGATCAATTAACCACAAATGTTCGAAAAGCGATTCCTGAAGAATTTTTTCGCGTTTATCTTCATTAACATCATTATGAAAGGCTCGAATTATCGAAAGTCTGCCTTTCACTATATCCCTATATAATGAAGCTTCTAAGTCATCAATGGAACCAATCAAATTAAGCAAATTTTTAACATCGACTTCAGAAGTTTGAGAAAGCTGATGCGACATTCCTTGTAGCCGAAGCCTTTCGAAAGCCACGACACCTTGACGAAGCAAATCTTTCCTATCTTCTTTGTTATCGATATCCGCCTTGCTAATCAAAGTGACTACTTTCTCAGCTTCTTTTCGCAAACCAGCATCCATCGTATTTAACCATTCAGTAACGGCAGGATGCTGATCCTTGAGTTTTTTCGTCTTATACTTTTCTCTCCATTTGTTCCACTGCGGCTCTATATCTTTATTGAGAACGCTTTTTAGATATATGAGCAACTGTTGTACTCTTGGGTCGTCTTCGATCAACCGTTGTCGATCACTAGTGGCTACGTCGTCGTCCCCTTCATCAAGAAAGTCAACTTCGATTTGGCCAGTTATATAGTGTGTAAAATGCTTGGCATCACTGACTTCTTTAAGTATATTTTCATGAATCAATCGTCCCCTGGATAGCACGACGATCCCGTTGAGATTGCCAGAAGGAAGCTTTAGATCCGTAGGTAAATTCGCAGTCCCAACCCATCCCTTTATTTCCCAATCCGTATCCCAACCTTCTAAACGGCTCTTGACACTCGAGTGTTCTAAAATATTGGTTCTACCATCATGAAATTTTGACGTCGCACCGATATTCCATAAGAACTCTACTACTTTCAAATCACCTCGGTCCGTCGAAGTTACCTCGTTTCCGTTGACAAAAACCTTGAAATCCAAAGACCCGATAACGGAGAAGCGCCTGGCTAGATGCTGGGGAAGATGGTGTTTGGTAGTAGATAACCTAGCCTTTTTAAGCCCACTCAATTTAATAATAGTACCTTTGTCAATTTCGACATTCTCTTCATTGAGTGGCAAAGGTTTGTATTGAGAATCTCTTTGGGCCATGCTACTGCGAATGTCCTCTACATTCATGACGCACCCATGTTTCTCACCATCTTTACAGGACTGAATTTCGATGATGTCCGCAATTGAGAACAAAGAAAGCTTTCCTAACCCCTTCCTCCCCATGACAAGTCTTTTTTTCTTCAGAGAACGCTGTAGTCGATTGTCAACGCCACGCCTTTTATAAGCAACAGTCAGATACTTATCGTTCATATCTGTCACACTCATACCGTGACCATCATCTTGAATCGTAATCTGATCATTATCGACATCAAGATATATATGTACGTTTTCTGCATCCGCATCGTACGAGTTTGCTACGGCTTCCGTCAAAACGGCTGTAACGTTGCTATAAAGATTAATACCAAGATGCTCAAGTGCATGAAGGCTTATACTTAGTTCGTACGGATTCGGATTGGAAATTAATTTTTCCACGAACTTCTCCCTATAATCACCAACAGATATATTATCTATTTTTTTAAAGTATGATCTAAAAGTATTAACTTGATATAAGTGGAAATTTCCTGAAATGACATCTGATATTAAAAAGCCTTCAAAAATAAAAGAGGTATATTCTTTCTTTTTATCGGCATCAACAGTCTCATATAAAACTTGAAAATCATGGGTAAAATCATCACTACCCCTTCTTTCAAGTAACAAAGTCTTATGTGGCGAAAATATTGATTTAACATAGTCCAGAAATTGATCTTCATTATAATTATATGAAGTATCTTTATTTTTTGTATTATTAACTTCAATCATACAACCCGCCCAATGCGAATCTCACACCGCCCCAGAATCTCCACATCGTGCATATCCTGCGGCTTGATCATCTCCGGCTGGTAGTGGTCGTTATCACTAATCAAATACAACGCCCCGCCCGCCAAGCGCTGCACCCGCTTAATCCGCCGCTCGCCACTCACCAGCAGCAGAAAAACCCCTTCCTGCTTAGGGTCACGGTTGCTGCGATCCACCAGCACCCAGTCGCCATCGGCCAGAGTGCCGTCCATCGAATCGCCGCGCACTTTAATGCCCACCACCTGGGCAGGGTCTAGCCCCTGCTCGGCCAGCTCGCTGCTAGGAAAATGAAGGGTGGTTTTGATCGGCTCGCCTTCGAAGCTACGACCAGCGCCCGCAGCAGCTTCGATGTCGTACATCTTGATGGGTGAAAGCTCTGCCGATGGTTCACTTAACGCAACCCCTAGAGGTTGAGCAGTGGCAGTTCCTGAACGCTGGCCTTTGAGCACGTAAAAGACATCTACGCCTTCATCAGAAACGGCGGAAAGGTAGGAAGAATCAGGGCTGCTGGCACCTTTTTCATATTTGATCTGGGTGGTTTTTCCTACACCCCCAATCTGCGCAAGGGCCGTTTGGCTCAACCCAATCCGCTCACGTTCTTCTCTCAGACGTTCGCCAATGCTCATTTTTATGAACCACCCTTATTGACAGGTTCATTTTTGTGAACCATTCTATTCATGTCTTTCACTTCGATACACATAGCAAAGGGAGCCACTGCCATGGCCGCACCTGCTAAGCGACGCTCAACTGAACTCAGAGAAAGCCCCCATCGGCTTATCGTCCATGAACTCAGAGCCGCAGCTGTTACACCTCAAATAAATGTTGGGAGAACGAGCTTTCTCGACCGGCTGGAGTATCGAAAGCTCGCGCTTATGGAAGCAGTGTGCGCAAAACTCCATGCCCTGCTCCATGTCCGCTTCGAATTCCTGTCCGGGACGAACATGAACTACCCAAGCCCCGCTCGGTTTCTGCTTACGCGTGTAGTGCTTCCGCTCAACATCAAACTGCTCGTAATCAGCAATCGTTTGCTTAAGCGCAGCATTCTCCTGAATCAGCGCCGTCTCGCGTATTTGCGCGTCCACCACTTCCCGCTGCAATTCAGAAAGCCGCTTGGCTCCTTCTCCGCCGTCTTCGATGAACTCCCAAAGTCCTTGGGTACGCCGGAGCAGGTCACCCACGTTCGTCGCCATAACGCTAACTCCCTTAATTCATAGCAAAGGAAACCACTGCCATGGTCACCATCATTGCCACGATCATCTTGCCGCCTTCCCCCACCGTGCTATTTCGCGGGGTGGAAGTGAATCTGGACCGCTGTTCGCCACGTACCCGCCGCACCATTGAAACGGCGCTGCGCCAGGGCACAGAGAAGCCTAACCCGCTGGCCGATCTCGAAGCGCTGGAAGAGCGCACCACCGCCCAGGCGGTGAGCCAGCTCGCTGCCACGATGCTGGCCCAGAACGCGCCGTTTGAGCAGGTGGAAGACGCCCTGTGCGAACTGCGCACCCACATGGATGAGCACTTCCTGCAGCGCAAGCTGGTGCGCTTGTACGAGCGCTGATGCGCTGCGGATTAAGTCTTTCACTCTCTAACACATCGTTCGGGAAGCCTAACCCATGACCACGCCCAACGCTATTGCCCCAAAGCCAATTTATGCCCCCAAGGGCTGCAACTGCCCAATCATGGCCCACGTGACCGAAGACGAACGGGAAGAACTCAAGCGCATCGCCGAGCTGGAAATGCGCACCCTCTCGGCCACGGCGCGCATGCTCATGCTGCGCGGCATCGCCGAATACGACCAAGACACGCTGAATGCCGAATGACCCTGCCTGCATAAGGATGTTTGCCATGTACCAGGACCCCAAACGTGTGCGCACCCGCTACGCCGCTCTCAATTTGGATCAGTACGAGGCCCGACTGATCGATGCGCTGGTGGATTACACCGGCATCGAGCGGGCATCGCTGCTGCGCCAACTGGTGCTGAAAGAAGCCCTAGAGACGCTGGGCGTTGCGGATCTCTCACTTAGCACTGTGCCCCAGCAGGCGTCGTAAAGGCAGGGCTTTTTGAGGCCCTCAAGGAGCATTGAGGTATGGCTGACCAACCGGCACGCGGCGAACGCCTTCCGCTGAACGACCAGCTAGAGGCCGCGCTGCAGCAGGTGTGTGAACAGCAGGATTTAACCAGCCTGGACGACGCCGCCGAATGGCTACTGAGGCGGCGGCTACGCAAAGGCACCCAAGGGCTCACCGGCCGCGGCCGCGCCCTTTATCCGGTAGGGAGAAACCATTGATGTCGACCGCTTCCAAGCACCGTATGCCCTGCCCCCACTGCGGCCACAACATGCGGGTCCGCAACAGCCAGGGGCTAACGCCGGTGTACCGCGAAGGGGTAGTGGAGTGCCGCAACGTGGAGTGCGGCTTTCGAGGCAAGGCGGGGTTTCAGGTGCTGCACACCCTAACCCCGAGCGATATCCCCAACGCCCGGGTGGATCTGCCGTTCGCGCCTCGCCTGATCCAGCAGATGCAATTGGACATCACCCGCCCAGCCGCCAACGACGAACGTTATGAGGGTTAAGACGATGCAGAGAGCTGCCCATCACCCAAGGCCACCACGGCCACCACGCCCCTTTCGGCCTGTGTGTTATGCCCGGCCGAAAGGGGGCACTCACGGCCCCGCCGGTGCCGTGAGCTAACCCCCAAGCCCAGCCCCATCCATTTGTTAAATAAGGAGGCGAGCGTGAATTCATCGCTGCGCCAGGACATTGTTGCGCGCTTAATCAGCGATTTTGAGGCGATTGAGCGCGGCCCCTACCTGCAACGGGTGCGCTGCCCGGAGTGCGGTAAGCGCGAGGCGTACATCAACGCCGAAGCGCCGTGGATGCTGAAATGCGGGCGGGAAAACAACTGTGGCGCGCAAATCCACATCAAAGCGCTGTTCCCGGATCTGTTCCGTTCCTGGAGCGAGCGCTACAGCCCGAAAGCGAACGAAAAGCCCACCTCCACCACGCCGGTGGCCGATGGCTACCTGCGCGATGGCCGGGGCTTCGAGCTTTCGCGCATTCAGGGCTGGTACACCCAAGAGAGCTACTGGAAGCCGGAGATCGGCGGTACCGCCACCGTGCGCTTCGCCCTACCCGGCGGCGCTTACTGGGAGCGCCTGCTGGATAACCCGGAGCGCTTCGGCAAACAGAAAGCCAATTTCGTTGGCCGCTACAAAGGCCAGTGGTGGTGCCCGCCTGCTCTCACCGCAGCGGATCTGGTCGCCGCTGAGGAAGTATGGATTGTAGAGGGCATCTTCGATGCGATCGCCCTTTACCACCACGGCATCGCGGCCGTTTCCGCCATGAGCTGCGTCAACTACCCAGATGAGGCGTTGAACGCCCTTTCCAATGCCGCGCACCAAGCGGGCACCTGCCGCCCTGCGTTGGTGTGGGCGCTGGATAACAACCGCGCTGGCCATAACGCCACCCATAAGCACGTGAAGCGCGCCCGGGCGGCGGGCTGGGAGTGCCATGCGGCGCAGATCCCCCACGGTGGCCACGATTGGAACGATGCCCACCAGCGCGGCGAGCTGACCGAACGCCACCAGGAAACCTACCGCTACCACGGCGACCTGCTGTTGGCCCCCACGGCCATGGCGAAGGCGCTACTGATGTACAAGCGCCGTGAACAGCGGGAGTTCTGGTTCGAGTTCAAACGCCAGCTGTGGTGGTGGAAGCTGGACATGGACGCCTTCGACCGCGCCCTGCGCGCCGATGGGCTGGACGGCGAAGACCAGCGGCAGATCGACCCCGCCCTGCGCGATGCGGCGCTGGAGCAATCCGGCAGCGTGAAGCGCATCTGCACCTGTTTCCCCACAGCGCTGTACTACCAGGCCAACGCGGTGACCGATGAGAGCTGGTACTACTACCGCGTGGAGTTTCCCGACGGCCGCCCGCCGATCAAGAACACCTTTAGCGGCGGCCAGCTGGCCTCCGCCTCTGAATACAAGAAGCGCCTGCTGGGCATTGCGCCGGGTGCCGTGTGGACGGGTACCAGCCAACAGCTCGATAGCCTGCTGCAGGACCAGATCGGCAACATCAAAACCGTCGAGACCATCGACTTCATCGGCTACAGCAAGGAGCACGGCGCCTATGTGTTCGGCGACCTGGCCGTGGCCGGTGGCAAGGTGGTGCCGATCAACAGCGAGGACTTTTTCGAGCTCGGCCCCCGCCGCCAGTTGAAAACCCTGAGCCAATCCGTGGCGCTGCACATCAACCCCGACCGCAAGGCGTTCAGCACCGAATGGACGCAGCAGCTCTTGGGCGCGTTTGGCTCCCGGGGCGTAGTGGCTCTGGCTTACTGGATGGGCAGCCTGCTGGCCGAGCAGATCCGCGCCGAGATGGGCAGCTTCCCGTTTTTGGAAATCGTGGGTGAAGCGGGCGCGGGTAAATCCACGCTGATCGAGTTCCTCTGGAAGCTGTGCGGCCGCCGCGACTATGAGGGCTTCGACCCCAGCAAGGCCACCATGCCCGCCCGCAGCCGTAACTTTGCCCAGGTGAGCAACCTGCCGGTGGTGCTGATCGAATCCGACCGCGAGCAGGAAGGCGGTGCCAAGCAGAAGCAGTTCGATTGGGATGAGCTGAAAACCGCCTTTAACGGCCGCTCGATCCGCGCCCGTGGCGTGAAGAACAGCGGCAACGACACCTACGAGCCGCCCTTCCGCGGCAGCATCGTAATCAGCCAGAACGCCCCGGTGCAGGCGGGCGAGGCGATTCAAACCCGTATTTGCCACCTGCATTTCACCCGGGAAGGCCAGAACAAAACCACCAAAGCGCTGGCTGAGGCGCTGGAACGCACCGAGCTGGAGCACGTCAGCCAGTTCGCCCTGGCCGTCGCCCAGCGGGAAGCCGCGCTGCTGGCCACCATCACCCAACGCGCCCGCCACTACGCCGACCGCTTGGCCGACGACCCGGATATCAAGGTGCTGCGCATCGCCAAGTGCCACGGCCAGTTAATGGCGTTGGTGGAGTGCCTGGGGCCGGAGGGCTTGGGGCTGTTCGACCAGCAAACCATCGATATGGCCAACGGCATGGTGGAGCAGATGGCCCGCGAGCGGCAGCAATCCATTAACGCCGACCACCCGATGGTGGCCGAGTTTTGGGAAGCCTTCGACTACATCGAAGGCCTGCGCGATGAGCCGCAGCTCAATCACTACGGCAAGGGCAGCGAGCACATCGCCGTAAACCTCAAGGACTTCGAGCGCACCTGCGCCGAGTACAAGCTGCGCACCCCCGAACTGCGCGAGCTGAAGCGCTATTTGAAGACCAGCAAGACCCGCAAGTTTATCGATTCCAACCGCACCGTGAACTCCCGCGTCCGCCTCAACGGCGGCAGCGTGAAGTGCTGGGTGTTTCAAGCATGAAGGAGCCTGTGATGACCACTCAATCAAGTATGCCCCTGGTGGTTCAGCGTATTCGTGAACGCAACCGCCAGGCGTTGGAAGCCATGATTGCCGCCGAAGATGAAGCCGATCAAAAGCGCCAAACGCTCGACCTAAAGGGCCCAGATGCCTGGAGTCGCCTCGCCGTCGTGGCCCAGAAAGAAAGCGGCCAAAGCCACCACTGCCGGCGCATTCTGCTTTCCGCTTACAACAGTTACGCCTGGCCGCTGGATCTCACCCGCCTGCGGGTGCTGGATCGCGACCTGCAGCAAGCCGCACTCACCATTATCGAGTGGAGCCTCTACGCCAGTGATGAGCTGCACGAATACACGCCTGATGGAAACAGGCTAATGCAGCGCTTTGCCGCCATCGAGCAAGAGAAGGAGCAGTAACCATGGCCGACAACGCCGACATCGCCGCCGATCTGATGGAGCGCCGCATGCAAGCCGCCCTCAGCAGCCGCCTTTCCCTGCACATTCCCAACCCGGACCCGGAGTGCGAAGACTGCGGCCACGAGATCCCCCAAGCCCGCCGCGATGCCCTGCCCTGGGTGGCCACGTGCATTGAGTGCCAAAGCATCCGCGAACAACGGGGGCGCTATGGCCGCTAACGGTACCAAGGGCGGCACGCTTGCCCGGCAAGCCGCCATGCTGTGCCAGGACGCGCAGTTTCAGCTCTACCTCGACCGCCGCCGACGCGCCAAGCACGGCATGACCGAGAGCCAACTGCCCGACGGCACCCACAACACCGAAGACGCCCGCGACTGGCTCTGCGCCGCCTGCCAGATCCAAAGCCGGGCGGAGCTGGATCACCACGTTACCGCGGCGGCCACGTTCCGCCGCATTCGCCAACGCTTTCAGATGTGGAAGCAGCGCCCAGGGAGAGAACAATGAACACCTACTTTGGCTTGATGGCGGAGTTCAACGGCCGCACCGAGCTACCGCTGGAGGAAGTCGCCCCGCGCTTCTTCGGCATCAGCCCTCGCACCGCCGCTTTCCGCGCCGGAGCCCAAGCCCTGCCGGTACCGGCGTACCGTGCGGGGGATTCACAAAAAAGCCCGTGGCTGGTGAGCGCGATCGACCTGGCGCAGTACATCGACAAGAAACGGGCCGAGGCGAGGGAACAGTGGAAGCTAGCGAATGATTGAGGGTCGCACCGGCTAAACCTGTAGCCGGCTGGCCTTTACCTCTGCCCCGCCTGCCTGCACCATTTCCTTAATTTCTCTTCACCCGCATCGCCCTATGGAGCCAACCATGGACCAGAGCCTTATCCCCGTATTCCAAGCCAATAATCAGCAGCTGCTTTGCAACGCTCGTGACCTGCATACCTTCTTGGAAGTGGGGCGCGATTTTTCGACATGGATCAAAGATCGCATCGAGCAATACGGATTCATTGAGGCTGAGGATTACATCACTGTACAAAATTTGAGCTCCCCAAATTCGGGGAGCTCAAAAACTGTTGTTTTTGATTCGCCCAATTTGGAGAACCAAACATCTTCAGACTTTGCTCCCCAAAACGGGGGAGCAAAAAATCGAGACACACGTGGTGGTCACAATCGGGTCGAGTACCATCTCACCATAGGCATGGCCAAAGAGCTGGCCATGATCGAAAACAACGCCATGGGCCGCCGGGTGCGCCGCTACTTCATCCAGCGCGAACGCCAGGCTATCGAGCTGCTGCAACAGCAGGCGGACAGTGTGCGACCATTGGAAGAGGTACGCGCAGAGATCGGCGATACCCCCAAGTTTCGCTATCTGATGATTTTGCAGGAGCAAAGCCGTTCCTGTGCGCGCCAGTTAGACCAAGCGCAGGGGCCACATGAGCGTTACACCCTGCACTGCCAGCTACGCCAGATTAACAATGTACTGGGCATTCCCACTCAGCCGCTCATGGCACACGATGATGCGGATAAGCTTTCCCACAACGCCTCGTCTACACATCAACTGGAGCACTGAAGTGAATAGCATCATCGAGAGAACCCTGGAGACAGCCAGCAAACGCGCGCTCTCCCCTATCGAACTTGAACGGCTGGCTGGTTGCATACGCGCCTTGGAAAGCAACCAAATGCCGCCAGAAGATGTATTGGTCAGGCGCATCAAGGAGTTGGAAAACCAGTTGACCGACTGCCGCGCTCGAGTGAAAAAGTGCGAGCGCAATGGCTTCCCTGACTAAGTATGCCGCCTCTCGGGGCGGCTTTAGCCGCATCAATATAACGGTATAAGACTAGCGCAACTGCAGTTTTTCCGGCCTCAAGTGCGTATACCGCTTCAACACATCCCAGCTCTCGTGGAGCGTGAACTGCTGCACCTCCACGATCTCATAGCCCGCCTCGAACAGCCGCGACGTCGCTTCATGGCGTAGGTCGTGAAAGTGCAGATCCTCAATCCCTTTGGCGGCTGTCGCAGCCCGAAAGCGAGTGCCAATCGATTTAGCACTGAAGGGGAAAATACGCGGCTCGCCTTTCGCTCTTGGCTGCCGCTGAATGATGGCCATCGCTTCGTGGGTGAGCTTGAAGCGCTTATGGTTGCCCCACTTTTGGCGTGGGTGCTTGGCGTCACGCACCCAGCAGGTCATGGCCGTTTCATCCAGGTCATCCCAAGTAAGCCGGGTGATTTCCTCCTGGCGACGTGAAGAGGCGATGGCGAAGTCCATGATGTCTTCCATTGGAATGATCGCGCTCGGCCGGATCTTCTGCGAGCGCTGGAAGTAAGCTCGGAGCTGCTCGATCTCCTTCAACGTCGGCCGTCGATCGCGAGATGCTGGGCGAGATATTAGCCCTTTGCTACGCAGCAATAGCTTGGCCGACTCGAACTCGTTCAGATCCACCGGCATACGCCAGGCAGCCACCGCTGTTTTTAAGATGATGCCCAGCCAGGTGATATCTTGCGCCGTCGTGGATGGCTTTACCCCGCTACGGCGCCGCATCTGTGCATGATCGATGATCTGCTCGCTGCTGAGCTCGGTGATTTTCACCCGAGCAATGGGGAAGCGCCGAAGCTGCTCGATAGTGGCCCGCTTACTGCGGCCTGCCCCATCAGCAAACTCATGCAGGTAGCGCTCGATCGCATCGTGCAAAATCACGCCTTTCCACTTAGCGGTCAGCACACCACCTGGGGCTGCCAGCTCCAGCTCCCGGCGCTTCGCCCACTCCTCAGCCATTGCCTTTCTAGGGAATGTTTTCGACTCTGAGTAGTCAGGTTGCCCACGGCGGGCAATGCGAATTTGCACCAGATATGAGAAACTGCCGTCCTTCTTACGGCGCTTGCGAATCGTTGCCATACTTGCCCCTCGATGTACCAAATTCAAAGCGGCTCAAGTACCAGAAATGTACCAACGAACCATGTAAAACGCCGCTTAACCACTGTAAATATGAACAGTTATGAATGATACCACAAACGCGCAAACCCGCATGAAGTCTGGCACCGCACGCCCGGAGCTGGATAGAACTTTCTCCGTCGCCCCTATGATGGATTGGACGACCCGAGATTACCGTGCCTTCGCACGCACGTTAACCAAGCGGGCGCTGCTATATACCGAGATGGTGACCACCGGTGCGGTGCTGCACGGCTCTCCCCGGGAGCGCTTTTTGGGCTATAGCGAGGTGGAGCATCCGATTGCTTTGCAGTTGGGGGGCAGCGATGCGGGTGAGCTGGCGGAGTGCGCAGCGATTGCGCAGGCGTGGGGCTATGATGAGGTCAACTTAAACGTTGGCTGCCCCAGCGACCGGGTGCAGAACAATATGATTGGCGCGTGCCTGATGGGCCATCCCGAAAAAGTGGCGGCGGCGGTGAAGGCCATGCAGGCGGCGGTGTCGATTCCGGTCACGGTGAAGTGCCGTATTGGTATTGATGACCAGGATGAAGACGCGGATTTAGCGCGGTTTATTGATATTGTGGCCTCAGCAGGCTGTGAAGTATTTACCGTGCACGCCCGAAAGGCGTGGCTTCAGGGGCTATCGCCGAAAGAGAATCGCGATATTCCGCCGCTGAATTACCCAAGAGTGCACCGGCTAAAGCAGAGCCATCCTGAGCTGCATATTGGTATCAACGGCGGGATTAAAACCCTGGCGGAGTGCCAAGCGCAACTTGAGCAGGTGGATAGCGTGATGGTGGGTCGTGAGGCGTACCAAAATCCGTGGTTATTGGCAGGCGTGGATGAGCAGCTCTTTGGCGAGCCGGGCCCGGTGCGTACACGCTTGGAAGCGGCCACGGCGTTTCGCCCATACATTCAGCAGCGGTTGGATGAAGGTGCCAAGCTGAACCATATCACTCGCCACTTGCTGGGGCTTTTTCAGGGCTGCCCTGGCGGGCGTCGGTTCCGTCGTCATCTCTCGGAGCACGCACATAAAGAGGGTGCAGGCTTACCCTTGTTTGATGACGCGCTCGGCTTGGTTCGTGAGCCTGAGTTCGAAGCGGAGCCTCTCGACGAGCAAACAAACCGCCAGCCCGTGACCTAACGACCAACAGGCTGGCGGTTTAACGAACGCCCAGCGATTTTATCGTTGGGCGTTTTCTTTTGGGAGGCTACTGCGCGCGAACGCCTTGCTCAATACGCTCGCCTACTTCTTGATCGATGTTGCGCCAATACTCAAACGCGCGCTCCAACACCGGCTCGGTGACGCCACCGGAAAGGTGCCCCACCACGTTGGAAACCAACCGGTCACGCTGGGCATCGTCCATCACCTCACGCACCAGGGTGTGCGCTTGGCTCCAGTCGTCGTCATCTTTGCGCAGCGTGTACGCGGTGCGTACGAATTGCCCATCCGTCGACCACACCGCATCTTCCGGGTAGCGCTGCCCATCTGCCTTGGGGCCGCCTTTGCTATTGGGCGTGTACACCGGGTCGGTAGAGTGACGAATGCGCATCGCGCCGCCCTGGGTATAGCTATGCACGGGGCTCTTGGGCGTATTAACCGGAATATGCTTGTAGTTCACCCCTAACCGCGCACGGTGGGCATCGGCGTAGGAAATAGAACGAGCCAAGAGCATTTTATCCGGCGACAGCCCGGTGCCGGGCACCATGTTGTTGGGTTCGAACGCGGCCTGCTCGATTTCGCTATGGAAATCGGTAGGGTTACGGTCGAGCGTCAGTTTACCCACTTCGATCAAGGGGTAATCTTTGTGTGACCACACCTTGGTCAGATCGAAGGGATTAACGCGGTAGGTCTTGGCATCCTCAAACGGCATGATCTGCATGTGCAGCGTCCAGGTGGGGTAATCCCCGCGCTTGATCGCCTCAAACAGGTCGCGGCGGTGGTAATCCGCATCGCTGCCGGCCATCTGGTCAGCCTGTTCCTGGGTCATGCACTTGATACCTTGATCGGTTTTAAAGTGATACTTCACCCAAAACCGCTCGCCTTCTGCGTTTACCCACATATAGGTATGGCTGGAGTAGCCGTTCATGTGCCGCCAGGTGGCGGGAACGCCGCGGTCGCCCATAAGCCAAGCCACTTGGTGAGCAGATTCAGGCACCAGCGTCCAAAAATCCCACTGCATGTCGTGGTCGCGCAAGCCATTATCGGCGCGACGCTTTTGGGAATGGATAAAGTGCTGGAACTTCATTGGGTCGCGAACAAAGAACACGGGGGTGTTGTTACCCACCATGTCGAAGTTACCTTCTTCGGTGTAGAACTTGATCGAGAAGCCGCGCGGATCGCGCCATGTATCCGGGCTACCGCTCTCCCCTGCTACAGTGGAAAAGCGAATGAGGACATCGGTCTTCGCGCCTGGCTGCAGAAATTTTGCTTTGGTGTATTGGCTAACGTCTTGAGTGATTTC